CGCGGGCTTCATCGCCGACCGAATCCGCAGACTCGAGCTCGCACGCCAGAAGCTCTCGGCCGGCGCAGAGCCCGACGACGACAACCCGATGCAGGAGTATCGCGAATGGCTGAAGTCAGGAAACAACCCGGGCGGTGGGAAGAAGAAGCGACGGCGATCGCGTTCCTCATCGTCTGGGGCTGCGCCATCATCCTCAGCGTCCTCGTCACAAGCAGCGCCTGCATCCAAGGAGCCCTCGAAGTAGACCGCCTCGCCGCGATCCGGGACCCGGCCTATCACCGCTACCTGTGCTTCGGCCAGGCCGACGCCACCCTCGCGCGCGAGCTGGGCCGGCCCCTCGAGGCGCACGAGCGCCAGGCCCATCTGCCGTACCCGCAGCTCGAGGCGATCCTCAGGATCGAGCGGGCGGTGCGCGATCGCAGAGGCGAAGTCATCACCGTGCGCTTCGCCCGCCAGGGCGGGAAAAACGAGATCGAGGCGCAGATCGAGTCGCGTTTCTTGTCGATCTTCCGCGGGGTGCCCGGCTCACGCTGGATCCGGATGGCGCCCACCAAGGACCCCCAGCTCATCAACAGCAAGGCGCGTCTGGACAAGTTCCTGGCGGCCGACCCGCTCATCGCCGGTCGCTGGAAGAAGCGCGAAGGCGGCCGCGTGCAGGTCGGCCACGCCGAAGTGCAGTTCCTGTCGGCGCACCGCACGGCTCGGGTCGTGGGCGCCACGGCGTCCGTATGCCTGAGCCTCGACGAGGCCCACAAGATCGACGCGGGAAAGTACGAGGAGGACCTCGCGCCGTTCACGGCGTCGCGCAACGCGCCCGTTGTGATGTGGGGCGTGGCGGCCGACAAGCAGGACCTGCTCTACGAGTACGTCGAGCGCAACCGCGGCACCGACCGGCACCTGGACTATCCGGCCGAGGTCTGGTGCGAGCTGTCGCCGGCCTACGCCGCGCACTACGAGGGGCGCGTCAAGAAGTTGGGCGCGGACCATCCGTGGGTGCTCACCCAGTACCGGCTCATCGACGTGGAGTCTCTGGGGGGCTACCTCAACGATCTCCAGCGCCGCGCTCTTTTCGGCGGCGAGCATCCCAGGATCCACGGTCCGCGCGACGGGATGATGTACGTGATGGTGGTGGATGTAGGGGGCGAGTCGGAGGCCGATGTCTCCGACGAGCAGGCGCGCGAGCAGGAGCCTGGGCGGGACTCCCTGGTCGCGTGGATCGGGGAGTGGGATCCATCCGCGGGGATGGAGCCTTACCCCGAGGTTCGGGTGGTCGACGGCCACTGGTGGACCGGCCGGGAACACATGGCCGTCGCCCCCGAGTTGCTCGAGCTGTGCCGGCACTGGGGGATCTCCGGCGGGGTCATCGACGCGCGCGGGGTAGGGGAGGCCGTCGCCGGCGCCGTGGCGCGCGCGTTTCCCTGCGTGCAGGCGTACAAGGCCAGCAGCGAGTCGGTGTCGGAGGACTGCTACGACCTGCTCGCGCGCATCAACACGGGCCGCGTGCGGTTCTGGAGAGGTGACCCGGCCGCAGACGAGATCCTCCGGGAGATGCAGCAGCAGGCCCGCCACACCCGCTACGAGATCACGGGCCATCAGCTCATGAAGATCCTCAAGCCCTCGGGGGCGGGGTCCTCTGCGGCCCACATCGACGGGATCAAGGCGCTGACCTACCTTGGCCGCGCGATGCAGATGGAAGACGCGGCGATCTTCGGACACGCCGCGAAGAAGGCGAAAGCCGTCAGGGAGGGAAGAGCATGAACCGCATGATGCGCTGGTTCACCTGGAACCACCTGCCGGAGCACCTCAGGCCGATCTCGCAGTGCGTGGCCATGCTGGCCGAGGAAATGGACCGGAGCCTGCCGGAGAGCGCGGAGAAGACCGCCGGGCTGAGAAAGCTGCTGGAGGCGAAGGACTGCTTCGTGAGGGCGCAGATCGAGGCAAGCGAAGAAGCCAAGGCGGTCATCGAGGGCAGGGGGTGTTGCTCATGATCAAAGCCGGCACGAGGGTCCGCATCAGGGGCGAGGCCGGGGACTGGACCGTCCACATGGCGTACAACAACACGCGCGGTGAACAGTGCTACGACCTGGTGCGGGAAGTTTCAAGGGGATTTTTCCTGCATAAGGTTCGCACGGCGGATCTCGTCCTCCTGGACGACACGCTGGGTCTGCGGGAAATGCTTGAGAGTCAGACCCGGTTCGTAGTCGGCGCGGAGGTCAGCAGCGGCACCGCGGCCGAACCGCAGCAGGAGCCGCCAGCGTCTGCTTTCTGTGACGTCACGTCCTTGAAAGAGCTGGACCGCACCGAGCCCGGCGCGGTGTTCAACGTCTACGCTCATCCCGAGAGCTCCCGCTATGCAGTCACCATCTCGTTTAGCCGTGCCGATGTGATGCGCCTGCGGGAGATGCCAGGCCTCCAGGAGGCGAAGTACCACGCCGACTCCCCCGAGGCGCGCGCGATCGTGCGGATGCTCGAGGAGCTGACGAGGAGGAGGGAGCCGTAAACCGAAACCGCGTCCTCGAGACCGGCCAAGAAATGGTGGCCGACGACCTCTTCCAGAAGACCCGCATCTACGGCCGCGGCGGCACAATCCACGCCACCGGGCACGTGGACGTCGAAGTCGACGCCGGCGGCCAGGTCGTGGCCGTGTGGTTCCGCTGCCAGCCGCTGCCCTTCAGGCAGGCACCCGCCGACGGTGCCCGTGCACGCACGATGCGCGATTCCTACGCCGAGCTCGCCCCGCCGCGCCTGGCCGCCGTCGAACTCATCGACGAGGGGAGGTCCACGTAGACGACATCGCGCCCCGGCTCTATCTGGTCGGGATCTTCGAGCCGCAGCTGTCGGTGCTCGGCGTCTTCGACGACGAGCTGCTCGCCCTGCTCGTGGCGGCCGAGGACGAGCGTTGCTTTGTGGCGCCCATCAAGATCAACAGCGTGCGGGACGCCAGCAAGCCGTGGCCGGGTCTCGTGTTCCCGTATCGCGATCGCATGAGCAGGCCCGGCATGGTAGCGGGGGCGCGGTAGACACACGTCGCAGTGATCGTCGGGCCCGGGGGGATGCCATCGTGTAGATCGGCTCCCTCGCGACGTCGTCAACGTCGAGCGCGTCGAGGATCGGATCCCGGTCCTGTTCGGAGCGGACGGACAGCCGCTGCGCATCGAGGGGCTGCGTCCGGACGAGCGGCCCTTCGGCCCGGGCAATCCCGCCCCGGCGAGGCTGCCTGCCGGCTCGCCTCCGCGCACCCTCGAGCCGCCCATCTCGCAGAGCCTGCGCACCCGTCCGCGCGACTGGGGCGGGAAGCGCCTCGCGCCGTTCCAGCAGCTGCGCGCGCTCGCCGGCGCCGATCTGGTCCGCATCGCCATCCAGGACGTCAAGGGCCAGGTGCTGGGGATGTCCGTGGAGGTCGCCCCGAGAGAGGGCGTCGCCGAGACGCCCGAGCTCACCAAGCGTCTCGAGCGCGCCAAGGCCTGGGTCGACAACCCGGATCCGGCAGCGAGGCTGGCGTGGCGGAGGTGGCTCTCCAAGGTGCTCGAGGAGATCCTCGTCACCGACGCCCTGTCGCTGTATCCGCTGCACGATCGCGCGGGGCGCTACGTCGACCCGTCCGGCAATCCCTACGGGCTGCGCCAGCTCGACGGCGCCACCATCGTCCCTCTGGTGGACAACCTGGGCTCGCCGCCCTTGCCGCCGGCGACCGCGTTCTACCAGGTCATCCACGGGTTGGTGGAGACGCACTTCGAGCTGGGCCGGCTGTGGTACCTGCCGCGCAACGTCACCCCCGACAGCCCCTACGGCAAGTCCCCCACCGAGTGGGTGCTCATCACCGTCAACATCGCCCTGCGCTCGCAGCTCTACGACCTGGCCTACTACACCGCCGGGACGATCCCCGAGGGGCTGTTCTCCATAAGCGGCAACTGGTCGCAGGATCAGCTCGCGCGGTTCCAGGACAACTTCGACGCGATGCTCGAGGGGCGCGACGAGGCCCGCCACAAGGTGCGCTTCGTCCCGCCCGGCGAGTGGCACTCCACCAAGAGCCGCGAGTGGAACTACGAGTTCCAGGAATGGCTCGCGCGCGTCATCGCCTGGGCGTTCGGTGTGTCTCCCATGCCCATCGCCAAGATCATGAACCGCGCCACCGCCGAGATGCAGGAGGTCTCGGCGATCGAGAGCGGCGTGCGCCCGCTGGCCGAGTTCGTCGAGGACGTCCTGAACGACTACCTCGCAGGGCCCCTGGAAAGCCCGGATCTGGAGGCGCACTTCGGCGCCGACGAGACCGAAGACCCCGAAGTCGTGAAGGACCGCAACGTCGCGTACCTGGGGCGCGGTGTGCGGACCATCAACTCCGTGCGCCGGGAGGTGGGCGAAGAGGAGGTGGACCCTGAGATCGGAGACCAGCCGATCTGGGACTCCGCCGGCGGACCCGTCTTTCTCGAGGACCTCCTCGAGGAGCGCAAGGCGAGACGAGCCGCTCGTGAGGCGGCCGCCAGGGCGGGTGAGACGGTTCCCCAGCCGGGCGAGACGGTTCCCCAGCCGGGCGAAACGAACGGGCCCGCCGATGACCCGAAGCCCGCACAGGACGACACGGATCCGGATGACGACGAGACCCCGCAGCGCGAGCTGGCGCGCTGGGCGTCGTTCACCCTCAAGCGCGCGCGCACCGGCGCCCCGCTGCGCCGGTTCCAGACGTCTGCACTC